ACAGGCCATTTTGAGCGACTTGTAAACACTTCGTCGATCTAGGTACCCAAACACGCGTCCGTGGCGCGGTGGCATTTCCCTGAGCATATCCGCAAGCACTGGCACAAGACTGGCGTACGCTTCCGTACCGTTCTTTGTTTTGTCGATGTGCGCTTTGTTTATGTCCCACTTGATGTCGTCAGGCGTCAACTTTATCGCGTCACCGACCCGTCGCCCTGTGGTGTGTAGAAACAACAGCATCGCAAACAAGTACGGCGGAGCGTTGGGAAAGCGACGTTCTACTGTCAGGTGAGGTTGCAGCGCCAGCAGGTATTCGTACCCCACGGCTTTTCGCTTGGGTTTTTTAACTTCGAAAGACTTAACACGAATGGGCGCGCACCAGCCTTCACCGTGAGCGTAGTTTATTACGGCTCTAGCTGGCGTGATGCCCTGCCGGTTTAATGTAGCGTTTGACCCGTCGGGGTATGCCTTTTTTGCAGCGGCTCTGACGATCCGTGGAGTTATGTCTTTCAGTAGCATACCAGTCAGCTGCTCGGTTATGCCCACCAAAAAGCGCGCGTCGCCCCCGTCTTGCGCATACTCCAGCGCTGCTTGGTCGAAGGTCACGACGGCCTTTAAACCGTACATGTGAACCGACCAAAGCTCTGCTTCTATTTGCGACCGAAGTTCCTCTGCGCGGCCAGCGTCTTTAGTTTTGAGAGCGCGTCGGTACCTCTTGCCGTCGGGCCTGTAACCGTGGACCTGTGCCCAACCGTTGACCCATGTGATGTTGAGGCGCATTGTGTGAGAACCTTTCGTATCGCCGAGATATTTTCACGGTAGAAGACTTTTCTGTTACCGCGCAACTCATAATGTACGCCGACTTCGACGCGAGGGTCTTTGAGAGTGTAGTCCAGTGATGCGCGGGAGAACCCCAAAGCGTTAGCCGCCTGTGTTATATTAAGCGGGGGTGCGGCCCATTCGGGAGCGGGTTTAGGTTTAGCCATTTTCTGTCTCCCTCTCCAACAGTTCGAACAGATGGGTCAGGTCTTCCAGCTGTTGCTTTAGCGCCCGTCGGTGTCGTCGCTGAGCGTCTTGGGTCATAGCTCGGAGCTTGAATCTAATCGTCTTTTGTACTTGCTGTAAATCATTCATCTGCTTTTTCCTCTACGACGGAGATACTGCCGCCAGTCATCAACTTGTTGTATTTGAGTTCGTAGCAGCGTGTCTGGCCGCTGGGGACGGTCGAGCCTTGACCCAAGTGCAGACGCAGGCTGTGCGCACCGTCGGCTTGGAACACTAGGTAGCCTGCACGATCCAACTCAGAACGCATGGCTTTAGGGGCTACGCCGTTTTCCTGACACCAGTCGCCTATCGCGCTTCGGGATATAAAGGCCCGTTCGTCCTCGGTGCACACACGCCCGATAGCGGGGCCGCGCAGCATAACAGCGGGGTCTTCTTTGCGGGTGTTGCCGTGTCCTAGGCGTTTGGTGACGATGAGTCGTCCTTGCAACGTTCCGATAAACGCGGCCAGATGTTCGCTGATGTCGGCGTTGGTTTCTTTACGGCCTTCGCGCAACGTCTGCACATGATCTTCAGACCACTTCTTCATGGACTTCACATCGAACGATATAAGACCGATCTTCTGGGCTATCTTGCCTGCGACCCAAGCCGTGACGATGGTGTCGCGGTAGAACCGTTCTTTGTTGTCTTCGTTGCTCTGCGGGTTGAACTTGGCCCGAGCAGCCGTGATCTGCCGACGTACCCATTCTGTGTTCTTGATAATGAACCGGATGAAAGGCAGGCACGCTTCACCATAGACGTGGTCCATGTGGTGTTCGATGAATTGCTGCGTGATGTCGGGGAACGTACGCTTGGTAAAGTCTTCGGGTAACTGGACCTCAAAGAAGCGCAGCTGCGTGGCTTCGACACGATAACCCACTGGCAGTTTAGATATGCTCTCAATGATGCTGTCGTTGCTGGTGATGAAGCTGTTCTTGAACCACTGACCGCCGACCGTAGTAAACTTGCCGTTGGTACCAAGCCGTTCCTTGTCCCTGCCGTTGGCCAGCGCGTAGCCGGTGCGCGTCAACTCGTCGGGCGTCCTACCTGAAAACTCGTCGAGCAGCATAGGAAGCGAACCCATAATCGCCACCCGCTTGATCGTAGCGTTGAGCGTAGACCCGTCCGTGCCTGTCTGCCGGTCCATGAGTTTCGGGTTGCCGTAGAAGCCGCACGCGATCTTACAGGCTGTCGACTTACCCGTGCCACCTTGACCCGTGAACGCAAGCGGAAGGCCATGCCAGTTCGACGAACCCATCAACTCGACAAGGATTGAACCCATAGAATGACACAGTGCAAACTGAAACGGCTCGGCTTTCGGACGATTGTACAGCTTGTCGATGTTAGAGACCCACTCATCAAGTGTGCCAGAACGACCAAAGTCTACTTGGATGTCGGCAGGTACACTGTCCTCGCACAGCACCGCAGTATCACCGTTCTCGGTAATCATTTTGGTGCCCATTACAAAGCCGGTGCGGTCAGGGAGCCAACCGAATTGTTTGTATGTCTTGGTCTCAATGCGCCACTTCTGTAGCTCTTCGATTATAGTAACTGCAAACTCTGCCATGTCGGCCCTCGCGTTTCTTATAGGGGGGAGAAATACTTCGTGGCTTGCCAGCGTCTTTGCCATCAAGTCAGTGGATGCCAGTTCGTTCATGGGCATGAAAAACTCACGCCAGCTGCCGTTCTTCTCAAGCGCCTTCCAGTGCACCACCCACGTACCTTCGCTGTCTTGGATACGATTAAGGGGGTAGATGAACGTACGGCAGAACGGTCGCCATGTAGGGGCACCGCCGTCTGGGTCAGGGATTTCTCGGCTCAGAGCAACGCCGTTCCACCGAAAGCCTTTGGGCCAGTGGTGAATGGTTTCACCGGCTACAACTAGCGTCTTTGCGTTCGTCGTTGTATTCGGTGCCGCGTCGTCGTCGTCATCACTTGGCTCTTCGACGGGCGGTGCAATCTCAGGGGGCGCAAAACCTTTGCCCCTCGCACCGTCAATCATTACCTGAACTTCGTGCTGTGTTTCATCTTCTGAGTAACCGTCAAGCGTATGCTGAGCTGCCAGCGCATGAATTTCTTTGTCCGTGTTACCTTTGGCTACCCAGCTAGCAATCAGCTTGAGCATGTTGTCGTGCCAGTCGACGCCGTTCATAGCCGCCTCAGACGTAGCCGAACGATCCAGCGCTGGATTGCCTCCGAAGAAACCAGACCCCTCGTCGGCAGTAGGCTTAGGCAGTTTCACGTCGTTGTCGTTAATGAACGCCAGGAGCGAATTGCGAACAACGTCGACACTGTAGGTCTTACCCTGCTTGAGCAAGGTGACGGGCAGGGGGACGGCGTAGTCTTTCTTCTTGTTGGTACACCCAACTGGGCGCAGCACACGTGCGCTGTCTTTGTCGACTGAGCGGTCAGACTTGAGTTCTAAATGCGTTGTTACCCGACGCTTGAGGTCGGCGAGTTCGTTCCACTCGTCCTCGCTTATGTTCTCGTCGAAGTGAATGTACATGTGGTAGCCGCCGCCGCTGTCTACGACCGACGGGGTGAGGCGCAGCGCCTTGGCCAACTGAACGACGCCAGCTAGTGCTTCGGCTTTAGTATCATACGCGGTTGCTTTGTTGGGGTCTGCGTCGAAGTCATCGTACAGTGCGCGGCAGGCAGCGACGTTGCCCTGCGTTCTTATTTGTTGTTTGCCCTTATCATTGCTGTACCAGTCTTTAAACGTGTGCACCGCCATGTAGACTTGCGCGTCTGTAGTATCGAATTGTTTTGCGGCTGCTGCCGCTTCTTCTATCGTGTCATAATCTCGGTTCTTGAACCAACCCTCGGGCTGCAACAAGCCTAGGACCACTTTCCCAGACGTGGGTAGTAGCCACTTGAAAAACTCCAGTGTCTCCATAGTTTTGCCCATATATGTTTACGTGTTAACAGGTGGGCGGCGAAGCCAACTCTAAAAAACCCCGCCGCCCTTCGACTTACTGACTGGAGCGGATCAGTCGTCGAACTCTAGGTTATCCAACGCCTCGTCGATGTCGTTGGTCTCAACCTTTTTCGGTTCTGCCTTGGCCTCGGGCTGAGGCTTTGGCTTAGGTGCGTCAGGAACTACTGCAAGCGCAGGGGCTGCACCGCCATCGTCATCATCAAAACCATCATCGTTTGCTGGCTTGTCGACTTTATCAAAACTTGTGGCAAAGCCATCTTCCGATTTGAACCCGCCGTCGACCTTGTCGAATGATGAGGCCATTGCAGTCTCTTCCCGCGGCTTCATCGGCTCCAACTTGACGACTTGCAACTCCCTCAAGCGCAAGGTTACGCCGTGGTGAGTGCCGGTAGAGTAAGCGTAGAACTGCAACCCGACGTTAATTTCGGAGCCTGATGTGAGCATAAAATCACGGGGCAGCAGGGTGTTTTGGGAATCGTACTGCGCAGGGGGAGTTACCAATTGAGTAACCCCGTCTTTGTTGTACGAACCTTTAAGATTGGTGGACGCAACGTAGAACCCGTCCATGTCAACTTCAAAGACGCCTTTGATTTCGTGGCCTTCGATTACTTTGTCCACCGACGGGGGGAAGGCTTTCCAGCCTTCTTGCTTGCGCTCGTTGTAGAACTTTTTCATTTTCTTATACAGCGTCACCGCCTGCTCTTTCGTCATACGAATGTTTAGCTCGTACTTGGCCCCGTCGTCTGCGGGGTTACAGGGCACAGACATACCTCTTTCGCCTGCCGCTTGATCGTATTTGTACGTCTGGTTGAGACGTGGGTACTGAGCGATAACGCCCATAACTAATTCTGCGTCTTTATATCTAGCCATAATATTTCTCCATAGGCTTAGTGTGTGTAACCGTCCGTTACAGCAAACATTGATGTCGTCTTGGACGATCGGGTTAAGGTGTCTAGTTCGTCACCGTCTAAGAAACGTATGACCCTAAACACTAGCGAGGATCGACGTTCGTCATGTGCCACGTCTATCTTTGTGACCACACGATCTAACGCTTCGCCTCGGTTAGTTATTTGCTTCTCGTAGTCGCGGAACGATTTGAGAGAAGCCGATGAAACACGCAACGACATGGCATATTCTGGGCTGTCTAACTGCCGTAAAGTTAGCTGGTTAAACTCACCGCAGCTTTTGCCGCGCTTGCCGTTGGGTGTAATTTCTGAACCCCACTGGTTGTTAAAACAGATGGCGCATTTCTTTGCCTGAGGTTCCGTGCTTTCAGTGGAAGGGGCCACGCCGTCGTCGGAGTGACATAGCCGCTTACCGTCGTTGTAGTAGTTGCGTACGTTGCGCAGGGCAGACATGATTACTGCCTCCACTGGCAACTCTTCTAGGGTGAGCATTACTTGCGCCGAACGTTTACGACTTGCGCTTCGTTCCAGCTGACGCCCGGGGGTAGGTCGTCGTGCTCTTCTCTGAACTCTTTGATAGCGGTCTTGTTGACCCGCCGTTCTATTAGCTCCCACGCGTTATTTTCTTTGACGTGGTCGAGGATTGCGTCCCAGTCAGATACGACAGCCGACACACGTGTTGACCTGTAAGCAGTACCAAACTCGCGGGATGATACATTGTCTATGCCACGCTCGTTGAACCGACGCAGGAACTCTGTTTCGATCTTGTTCTGTTTGTATTTGTCGTCAGCATCGTCGGCGTCGTAGTCTGCTTTGCGCTTGGACCGCTTGTCGCGCAGCCCGATAAAGATTTTAAGCAGGTTCGCGTCGTCCAATTCTGATATTTTTGCCATCTTCGCTCTCCTTTTTGGCGGCTAACCAGTTATCAATTCCTTCTTCGTCCCATCGTAAAACTTTCTTTGAGAGCCTTATCGGTTGGGGGAAGCCTTCGTCCCGTCTTCGCAGGTAGTAAAGACCCGCTTTATTCATATTAAGTTTCAGCAAAACTTCGTCGTGGTTAAGTAGAGCCATCAGGTGTACGCCTTATATCTGTCAACATGTAAACACATTACAGCGCAGGTTAAAGCAGGTCAAGGCAGGTTAAGAAAGTAAAGACTGTTGGTTAGCTTTTACTTCGTCTAACAATGCGCCCTGCATCTTCTGCTTCTTGCGTAGCCGTGCATAGATGCGTGACTCTACGGGTGTACCTTCTAGCAGTATTATAAAGTTATTCATCTTTTGGCCGGGGCGGTTGATGCGCCCGTTTGCCTGTTCAAACACCTCGTTCGATGTGATGCAGCTGTACCACACGATTGTACTGGCGGCGGTCAACGTCAGACCGTGAGACATAGCAGCGGGTTGGGCCACCAGAACCTTGGGGTCTTTGGTTTTTTGAAACTCAGAGAATATTCTGTCGCGCTCTGATTTCTTAACGCTGCCGTGTATAACCTCGACAGAGAAATGGTTGCGTAGTTCGTCAGCCAACATCTTAACACTGGACACGTACGGTACGAACACGATCACCTTACCTTCGGCGGCTTGGATGATGTTGATAGTCTCGTCGATACGCGGTGTTGATGGAATGGTTACTTCACTGCCGTCGTCGGCGTACACTACGCCACAGGCTATCTGCACTAGCTTGCCCATTTTGACTGCTTCGTTGACCGCGGTGATCTCGCCGTTGTCGGCTGCGGTGCGCAGACGCGACAGCATTTCTTTGTACGCTTTGTTTTGTTCTTTGGTCAGCGGAACCGCTCTGGTCTCAAACATAATCGGCGGTAGGTCCAAGCACTCGTCACGGGTGAACCGCACAGCAGGCTGCATAATCTTACGAACTGTCTCGGTCGCGTCAGGCTTGGGTATCCATTTAAACTGCGTAATCTGTCGCATGACTGTGGCTTTGAACCGTCCGAAATACGGCGGCACTTGGTCGGGTACGAGTAGCTTACACTGCGCCCAAGCATCTGTCGGAGCGTTCGGTGTCGGTGTGCCAGACATACCCCAGCAAGCCCGTGGTTCTTTGTGGCGATTGACGACCGAGTTAATCATCTTCCACTTAGTGGTGCCAGCGTTACGGGCGCACTGCGCGATCTCGTCCACGATCACCAAGTCGATGTCGGTGCGGGTCTTGAGGTACGGTTCAAGTATGCCGACGCCGTCATGGTTTACAATGTAAACGTCGTAGTCTTCTTTGAGCATGGCGACGCGTTTTTTCTTGGGGCCATGCAGTACACCAAACGTCAGGTGTGGAAAGTGGTTGAACAACTCGTCGGCCCAGGTGCGTTCCAACGTCGACAACGGCGAAATCACCAGCGCTTTGTTTAGCAGCCCTATGCTGCGCAGGTAGTCGTACGCCCACAAGGACGCCAGTGACTTACCCGTACCGAGTTCACTCAGGTTAAACGCTCTGGGGTGCATCGACAAAAACGCAGCCGCTTCTTTCTGTGCTTGGAACGGTTTAAACCGCCCCGGCCAGTCGTAGTATGTGCGGATCGGAGCAGGTGCGTTGTAGCCTAGGTTGCGCAGAAGTCTGGTCTCGTTGATCCTGTGCGGCACGGCGACGAGAGGGACGCCCTTTACTGTGATAGACTTAGCGTTCGGGAGAACATTCAGAATCTTGTCGGGGTTCCTCGACTTGACTAGCAGTGCTTGTTTGTCTGGCCATACCAGCATGTTGTTCTTCCTCGTCTATCTGTCTGATGCGTTCATCGCAGATGTGTTTGATCTTCTGGTAGTCTAAGCGGCGTTCGCCTTTGTTACGCAGGACGCGCTTAACGATGTCAGCGTCCCAAGGGTTAAGTTCGTACTCATACCAGATGTCCCACGGCTGTATGGTACGCTTGGAGTAATCGGAGTGGCCGACGTTGTAGTCACGTGGGTTCATGTCTTACCCTTCGTGTACATGCCGGGTTTTTTGCCGCGCCAGCCTTTGTTGGTTTTGGCACTGACGACGCGACGGTTTGACTTGGCGTTGCTGCCACCTGCGTCCAGTGGGGTCTTGTGGTCGACGTGCTTGCCGTCGCCCTTCTTTACTTTGCCTGCCGCCATAGCTTGACGACGGGCTTTGTTCTGTTCGACGCGCCTGTTCATAACGTCTTTACGGGCGTTATATTTCTTCTTCGTCGCTAATTCCTTCTTGGATGATTCTGTCACGGATCGCCTCCTTCACTTGCTCTACGTCGTCTACCACACGTGCTAACCCGTTAACACGTAAGATGTCGTCAATTTCGCGCTGCTGGTTGGCAGTAACGTTCTTAATCTTGCCGGGGGCTTTGGTTTCGAAAGCCATAAACAAACCTTGGTAGCACACTAAAATGTCGGGGCATCCTACACGGCCCATACCGTTGGACACAGGCATGTAGTACCACGCCCCGATTGATTTTAGGTATTCTTTGACTTGCTTCTTAACTTTGCCCTCAGGTGTCATCGCCATACAGATCGTCGCTCTCGTATCTTTCTACCATACTCTCTAGTCGGTGCAGCAACTCGTTCTCTAGCTGCGTAAGTTGATCTTGAGAAAACCCGTGGATTATAAGTTCTCCATTACTCATACTAATTAACGTTTCGTCGTCGTTATTCACAAAATCCCCGTATCCTGTCGGCTCCTATAGTCTCCGACGTTCTATGTCTTATTGACCACAATATTCACATAACGAACGCCCAACGGGGCACCAATTTTTGCAAAGTCCTGACGGCTTAGGCAACCACTTATCTTCGGCACTGGCGATGGCCAAGCGGCTTAGACGCGGCATGAAGTCGTTCCATATTTCAGGTAGCTGTTTACGTGTAAACTTCTCCTTTTCGAACTTCTTCGGTTTCAAGAAGATGAAACCAGTGACGACCTTGGATACCCAAGGGTACTTGGCGAAAGCCAGCGCAGCAAAGAGCTTTAGCTGGTCGGAATCAGGGCGGTGTTTGCCCGTCTTCCAGTCGAGTAAGTACGCAGTGTCGGATCCAACCACACCGATGTCAATGATTCCCCGTACCCAAACATCTTTCGCCATCCATGTGGTAGGTCTAAAATCTTTGGTCAGGGCAACGCGTTCTTCTACCACACGTCTACCCTCATACGACAATATTTTTTCGACGTAGCGCCCGTACTCCTGCATTTCTTCGGGTAGGGGCTGCTTGCCTAGGGCAAACAACTCCAATGCTTTGTGTACTTTGTTACCCCAGAGCGTGGCCTCAGTCTGTTTCTCAACGACCTGCTTTGTCACCCTTGTAAGCTGGTAACGTTTTGGGCACGTTTCAAACGCAGTCAGTGCTGAGTAGCTCCAAGGTTTAGTTAGTTCCAAGGGGGCAGTTCCTTTGCTTCATATATTTCGGTGTCGATGATGTCCCAGAACTCAGCGAGTAACTCGGCTCTTGTTTCAACGTCTAATCTCGGCTCTGCCGACTTTTTTCGCCAGTCATTTAAAAACGCCAGACGTCGCTTTGCCCAACCGTGTTCTAGGGCCGACACCCACTGTAGTCGGGTGTGGTAGTCTGTTTCGCCGTACAGCGTTTCTGCTTTTGCGATGGCCCTGTTCGACCTCTCTCGTCGCAGCTGCTGCACCAATCTTCCGTTGATACGGCGGTGTACCGACTGCACCTGTTCCCACGCAGCATCTTCTTTGCTGAACGAGTCCCGAACCATTATTATGTACTGTACAAACCCTTCCGTATTTCTAGCATAAATATCGACCATTGGGGTCAAAAACTTATGCGACGGTGGCATAATAAATATGTCTGGTTCAGCGACGTAGCTCTGCATGTATTTGTCTGCGAGAGTAAGCCATTTCTTAACTGTTCTACCGTTGTTTATTAGATATTCTGTACACTCTAACAACTCGTCCGCGTGCGGCACTCTACAGTTGTCTGTTGTAAATCCCATCATAGGTTTGTCTCTTCCTTAAACCGTTCGTTCTCTAGCTAAAAGCGTCCCAATATTCATCGACGCTAAGTTATCGTTTCGGTCTAAAAATGGCGGAGCCATTGGCCCGTTGGCCCACACTGTAGTTGCGCCACATGCCGCAACACTTGGCGTGGTGAGCGATGCAGAGGATAGCATACTTTGTATGGCTTGGTTAGCTTTCGATCCAGACCGCTCCCCATACCGGAGGTAAAGCACATTTGATTTTTCAAGCGTAAACGGCGATACTTCACTTGCTTGCATACTAACGAGTCTCCCAAGTATTACCTGTTAACATGTAACTAGCAGCATATTAAAGCATGTGCAACCATGCTAACACGTCACTTCGCCTTGCCATAGCTTTCGGCTATGTCTCCTTCTGACCAAGTGATCAACTCTGGCCACCAACATGGTGGGGTCCGCATAATATCTTGCACAGTATCTAGTACCATTTGGGCATTTGCTTCTGGCACCACGTAAACCAGTTCGTCGTGTACCATCAGCGCGGGGTTCAAGCCTAAAGCCTTCTGCGCAGCCAGTGCGTTGTCGGCGATTACACATCTGGCGAGGTGTTGGACGATGTTCTCGTCGATCTTCCCTGCGTAGATACGCGCCTTGTGTCGACCGCTGCCGTACCAAAATTCCTTGCGGTCGTCTTCGGGGTCCTCGTTGTCTTCTTCGCGTAAGTCAGGGTACCGGATCACACCCTTGGGCGTTTGCAGCCCCTCAGGTATCGGGAACACCATACCCCACGGGTCGACGGCCTTGCCTGTGTTGCCGTTCATTATAGTGGTCAGTGAGTTGTGGCATGTGCGCCAGCCCTTTTTTATCTCGGGGTAGGCAGACCGCCACTTGTCTACGATGTCACGGCTCTCGTCCTCGGTGATGTCTACACCACCCATGAGTTTGGCAACCTTCTGGAATGTCACATGCCCAGCACCAAAGCCCAGACCTAGGTGCGCAACCTTACCGACCTGTCGCTGTATCTTGGTCACTTGGCTGATAGGTATGTCGTACAGAGTGCTGGCGAAATCTTTGTACAGATCAGCGCCGCCGGGGTCTGCACGGAACAGCTTGGTGCTGGATGACACGTCCCACAGGAAGTGATTAACTCGCAGTTCGATACCAGATAAATCGGCTACGACGACCATATGTCCCGGTGGTGCTACCAACGACATGCGCAGAGCGTCAGATGGTTTGGGGTCGTATGGATTTACCCGTGGCAGGTTTTGAGGGTTGTACCCCCACCCGCTCCACCGACCGGTGGTGTCGGCCCCGTAGTACCTGAGGGGGATCGGCATCTTGTTTTGGGGGTGTGAGTCGGACGCGTCGATGAACGCTTGTATGCGCGTCTGTAGTATCGTCGACTTCGCTTCTAGCCTGGCAGCTGCTGCGTTAGCGACGAGTGGGTCGTCGTGCTCTTGGAGAGCTAGGAAGTCTTCGTCGGTCTTAGCCAAAGCTGGTATTTGTTTCTCTGGGTCAGACGGCGAAACCTTCATGGGTACGTCCACACCTAGGGTCTCCAAGAGCTTTTTGAATTTAGCCGCTGACGCCAGTACGGTCAATGCCGCTTCCGCAGCTTCTTCGTCGGTGACGTTGTCTTCGCGCACACCCATGACCGTTGCTGCATGAGCTAACAAAGCCTCCTTGCGTGCGTCCTCGTCTGCTAACGTGTGAACAAGTAGGGTCCGATCAATGTCAAACTTGGGTTCGATAAGCATACGGATGGTCATGTCGATCAGCTTGAGTTCGGCGGAATTTGTCTGCGGCATGAGTCGTTGTAATAACTCGTAGCACTGGTCAACGTCTGCCGCGTTGTACACGCGCATCTCAGCGATCTCTTCTTTAGTGAAGTCGGCCAGTCGTCTGCCCTTCGTGTTGTGCAGCACTGTTTGATCTTTGACTCCGAGTTCGTAGTGCGCGACCAGCTTGGCCAGTGACAGGCCCACGTCCTTAGCGTGGATAGGCCGAGCCATAGCCAGCGTGCAGCCCCAGAACAGAGGATCTACACCGCACCGCCACGACAGGATCATACTGTCGAACCCTGACATGTTGTGACCGACAACCCAGTATTGAGACCAGTCAACCTTGGCGCAGTAGTCTTTGACCTCCTGCTCACCGAACACAACGACAGTAGGGGCGTTGCCGAACTTGAACGCGCAGCTGATGATCTCGGTGTCGGGGTGCATACAGTACGCGATGGGTGACATCTTGGTGAGCGTGTGACCAACAGCCCAGTATGTTTCTAGGTCAACGGTTGCTATCTTCATGTTGCTCTCCTTTGTTTAGATGCGCGGCCTCAGGCCGAAGGACCAAATACGAAAAAAAGACCTTTGCCGCGCTGTCGGTGTTTTTGGTCTGCCCACCGCCGACTGGGGCTGAGCAGATTACTTAGCTAGCTTGCCTGCATTGCTGTCCTTGAACTTGATTTGGTAACGTGCGCATCTCTGCATGACAGTTTCCACAGGTGTAGCTGTGAACCGTGCGGCCTCAGCGACTGAGTAGCCTTGCTGCGACAGACGCAGCAGTTCTTGGGCTGCTTTGGATCGACCGATCTCGGACATGCGAGGTAGACCGGAAGAATTTCCCTGCGATATCCCGTAGTTAGGTGCGCGACCGCCCCACTGCGTCTCAAGCATCCGCTGGTTTTCGATCTTGGCTAGCTCTTTCCACTTGTCGAGTAGTGTAGTCATATTACCCCCAGATAATTAAGGCAGTGATAGCCGCTAGTGCGACCACGATAGTTGACGTCCACACTCCGTCTCGCTGCGGCTCTGGCGGTGTCGTCGTTGCAAACCCAGCCAGCTTGATGGCTTTCTCGACGCCAACGTGTTCGATGTACGAGGTGTCTTCCTGCACAGGTGGTTGTGTTGACATGTTAGCAGCTTGAGCCTCTGCTTCAAAGACTTCGCGTGGGGTGCCGATGTTATTCATTAACCGGTAGACGTGGCTGCTAGATACGCCTGTGGCTTCGGCGACTTCTTTGGGGCTTGCTGTGCGGTTCTTGAGTAGGTAGTTCCACACCAGTTGGCTTTTAGGATTTGATCCTGCCCACTTTTTCCGCTTGCGAGTTTTTATATTATATTGGCGCACCGGCGTGCTTAGAGCTTGGTCAAGCGTCATACCATAGTGGATGCGGGAGTGTACCGTCTGAGGTTTAATGCCGCGCTCTCGGGCTTTGGTTGCAACTTCTCCGTACTGTCTCATTTGTAGTCTCCTATGCTGCGTTTGATTGGGACATGCGGTGGGCGATAGCGGCAGCGGCGAGGCTGTCACGATCAATGTTGAGTTCTTCGACGTTAGCCGGCGCTTCTGGCTTGACACGTGGTGCTGCTTTGGCACGGTAGCGCTCCATGAAACGCTCAGGGACGTAGAGTTCAATCTCTGGCATTTCTGTAAGCGCTGTGTTGAGCGACTTGTGCTGTGACATGAACGCCGCCAGCTGCTGCCGCACAGTGTTAAACTGACTTTCAATCTCAGCGCACTTGGCTGCACGCTGCTTGTTTTCTTCCATCCATGCTACGACGTCTGGCGACAGGTTAGAGTATTTGATCTTGTGATCGGGTGCGTAGCTGCTGTTAACCTTAGGTGGGCAAACGAGTGGGTCTTGGTCGGTGCTGTCGACCCGCGTAAATTTTATACGCTTGCCGTGGTCGTCGTGGATGTGGACGTCGATACGGTTGGGGTGGGTGCACCAGTCGGAAGGCAGCTGGCTGCGCAGCTGCGGGGCAGCACTCCACATTTCAGTCAGTACATCTTCGCGCAGTGCATCGTACTCAGCGGTGCCGAGCATCAACTCTTTCTGCTCATGCGGTTCTTGCGCAGTCTCGCACATCTGCCGAACTTTGTAGTCGATCGCGTCGACAAGTTCTTGGGTTTTTCTTACGTTGGCCATGGTAGTGCTCCTTATTTAAAGTAGAGGTAGTCGTGGTAAGTATCGGCACGTGGGTACGAAAACCCGTTGTGCGCGATGGCGTAGCGGTCTCGGTCGTCGCTGTAGCCAGTCCCGGCAGTTAACGACGCGACGATGCCAGTAACGGACATTTCCAGCCACCGAGGGGTAGCTAAGTATTTGCGGTCAGTAGTGGCGTAACGGTGTTTTGCAGGGTTGATACGGATCGCGGCAGTAATCGCCGCCCGTATGTCGTCCAGCTTGCCGATCAACTCTTTCTTGATTGAACGGTCGGGTTTGCTCACGGTGAACTGAGTGAGGGGGATCGGTCGTTGATTAGCCCGTGGCCAGAACGCGTGTGCACCATGGTACTGCTTGGGCAATTCGCGGGACTTGCCTGCTCCACGCCACCCACCGTGTAGGTGAACCGCCACCTTCTGTTCATAGTCGAGGGCCATGTCTTGCTGACCACCTTGCAACAACCACGCTTTCTTGACCGGCTGCGTGCACAGTACGTCCAAATACAGCTGCGTGTCACAGTCCCGCGTCGTCTTCATCTCAACGTCGTACTTGCTCTGATACCCACGGCAGTGGATGTTTGTGTGGTTGATAATTAGCCCACCGTTCTCGAACTCGGTGAACCCGCTATATTCGTAGTAAAATGAATCTCGGAGGTCCCACCTCTTGTTTGCGTGATTAAATTCAAAACGTTTCATTTTGGCTCCTTTGTTTACGTGTTAAC